TGAATTTTGTAAACCATGTTTAGATGATTGGTTTAAGAGAGGTAATCAATCTTGTCCCCTTTGTCGTTCGGAAATAAATTACTACAAACATAACGATGAGAAATATAAATTAATTATTCATAGAGTAGAAAGTGATAATCATACAGAGAGAATTAATGTAAACAATTTAATTAATAATAGTTTATTGGTAAGAAATATAGTTAAATCAAATATCCGATTAAGATTTTATGGAATTTCTATGACATCCTTGTTTTTGTATATGTTAAACAATTATCTTTATGAATTAAATAATGTAAATGATCTAAATAATGAATTAAAAATATGTCAGATAAACAATACACGTTTACAAGATAGTTTAAATTCACGCGAATCAAATGATTATTCCGGGCTTGGATATTATGTTAGTATATTTAATGGTGAATTGTCTAGACGATGTTTTTATCCTTTAAATTTTTATAATATTTGCTTTAATAAATAAATATTTTTTTATATTCTAGAGTATAAATGAATTTAAGTGTTGAGCATGTTTTAATGATTGTTTTCGTTGCTTTTGCTTTACATTATCTTATGCGGAATTGTGGGTGTCGTCGTGAAGGTTTTTCTAACCCCTGGCCTTCCTTCACGAAGAATTTTGCTCCTATGAATAAGGGAGAAGGTGAATGTTGTCATTGGGGGGATTGTAAAGATGGGTACAGCTGCGACCTGATTGGCCTATCCAAATGTCCTATCGGATGGAGTGGTATGTGTGTTTCGGATGATATATCTAAATATAAGTAATTTATGAAGTGAATATGACAGATAAATTTAAATTTTTATAATATTTGTTTTAAATAAATGAACTCTATCATATTTTTAACCGTAGTTTTAGCGATTTATTATTATATCTACAATAATCATTATGATCGTTTTGAAGATAAATATCACTATTATTTTTATGGAATTATAGCAGTATATTTGATAATTTTATATATTTATTACTTCGAGTATGGATTATTTTATAGCTTGTTGAAAAATATATACGATGTGAATAACACCCCTTTATATTCGTTTAATTCCATGAATTCAAATGCTGAATTGTTTCAATCACAATATCCCAATTTTAATATTAAAGAAACACTTTTACAAAAGCAAAATGGGCGGTGTTATGCATGTAGTAACTTTATAATGAAAGATGATTTACATCATACTAAATTAAAATATAAAACAGATTTGAGGAATGGTGGTCAAAATACGATTGAAAATCTGGGTTTAGTATGTCCGAAATGTTTTGGATTTCTATAAGATTAAAAATCTCAAATAAAATATATTAGATATTAATATGTATTCACAACGTGGTGGAACCGAAAATAAATCCACATCTTCGAATGATATACTCGAAAAGATGTCTTTAAAAAGTTTAATGTCAAGTGTTGGTATAAAATCCGCTAATATGGATGATATATTAGAAGGTTCTCTTGCAGATGTTGAGAATAGAATATCAAGATTAAAAACAAAAATAGATGAGAATGATATGATAGTTAAAGAAAAAAAATCACAGCTTTCGGCGAAAATGAATTCATTTAATAGTAATCTAAGATCTCAATTAGATTTATATAATTTTGGTGGTGGGGATACAGATGATAATCTTTTTTCTCAATTAAAAGTTTACAGAGGTTCACTATTATCAGAAAAAAGACAATCGGGAGTATTATCAAATATCATGGGGATAGATGATTTATCAACTGATGATTCGAAAGATACTTTTTTAAGTAAACTAAATGATATAAGAATTTTTAAAGAAGAAGACCGAGAAACCGAATATTTGTCAATTGTTAAAGATATTCAAGGTAGACGCAGAGGGACCTCTGGTGGACCGGATATTTCAATGATAGATAGTGATCTAAAAGAAATACAACAAAAATATATATCTCAACTTCAGGGGTTATTTAACTCTGTTGGAGCAGATAGATCTTATTATACTGGTTTAAAAGATATTGGTATCGAAGGTTACCAAACTAGTCGTGGAGAAGGTTATTTACAAATGCCCGTTATTATGAATAGCGCCAGATACAACATAATGAATATATCTACTTATTTACATCACGGGACAGATAATGACTCTTTTATCGGTATTAATTATGATGTAATTGGTTCGCGTGGAGTAAGAAATTCAACTAGTTTACAACTAAATGATGTCCGTCAAGCGACCGGAGTTAATGGGATGCCACCCGATAAAACACAAGTAATCAGAACTAGGGGGTCAAATATGGGTTTATTCGTAGAAAGAGAAGATAGTGGAGATAATCAAAGCGCAAATGATTTTAAACTAAGTTCTCCAGTTAATTTATCTGAAAATGAAATAAATAATATTCAGAAAGATTTAATGATAAAACAACAGACTGTGTATGATGGTCTTGAAAGTCCGCCTAATGTTATTCAGGGGACGGGTAGGATAGTTAAAACAATTGTTAGGGGTAATGGTACATATATCGAAGCAAACGATCCTCGAAAGTGTTTGGCTGGAATGATTCCCTTTGATGAGTCTTTATTTACTAATTTACTTGACGAAAAATCCGATGGCATGATTCAAAATATAAATACAACAACAGGAGTAACTAATAATCCTATAAAATGGAGAGGTGAAGAAATTACTATACAGAGGGGTAAACCGAATAGTTTATATAGTAAAAAAGAGGAACTTAAAGCAATAAATGAGATTTTTCCCAAATTAAAAAAAGGATTAACTGATGTATCAGATTATAATTTAATAAATGTATTGGAAATAGGTAAAATATGCGAAGAGTTTGCGAAAGAAGTATTAAAATGCAATGAAAATGGTCAAGGTGATGGATGGGATGGATTAGGTTGGTTATTCAGACCGTCTACAAATAATGAAACGACCGGTGGAGATTTCAACCCAGAATATCGTGAGAATGGTGCGAATCGGCATCTTACAAAACCCAACTCGCGAAATATAAGGACAGTATATAAGAAAGTTCAGAATCTTGGTGGTTTACAATTGAAAATGGTAAACGATTCAATTGTAAATAATGATGGCGGTGGATATAGTCCAGCACTAAGAAAAGATATTTATGCGGATAATCCAGACAATTATGATAATCTTAGGAGTGCTTATAATAATGGTGAAAATTTAACACTTGGTGGTAGAGAGACTTCAATTGAAGATTGGATGGGTAATCCTCTAAGTGGAAATTCTGAAAGAGAAAGGTTGAATATTGCTGAATTAACGAGAAGAAGATGTATATTATTTTTATTTCATTTTCTGGAAAAAGCATTTAATGCTACATGGTATTGTTATAGTGGCGGTGAAACAGGTAACTATAAAGTCGTTTTAGATCCGAAAGAAGTTTATAAAAAATTATCTGATTGGGACAGCGTACAAAAGTGGTGGTCATATACAAAAAATGCTAATCAGTGTGTAAATAGAGAAGGGGCTGTTTGTACATATAGAGGAGAAAATGGTAGTGAACTACTACCAGAACAACTTGAAGCATCGGATTGTTTATTATGTTTTGCTAGACATTTATTTATAGGAAGAGGGAAACCAAGGGATAATGGGATGGGGTGTCGGAACGCATGGGAAAGTGAGTCGATGTTGTGGGATGCGATAGAAAAAGTATTACCTAAATTTTATCGTTGCGCAATATTAATAAAGCATAAGGAGACTGTTAAGAATTTTTATATTAAATTAAATTCTCTTAAGCAAACGAGTCCACTTTTAAGTGAAGCAAAGAAAGTTGGAAAAGGAAAGTCCTCCCAAATATCTACAACAGACAATAAATTATTAAATCAATATCCTCAAGATATTTATAGGGATTTAATGATAAAAATGTATGATATTGATGCTCCTGAAAATGAAAAAAGATATTGCTGCTGTAAGACTGAGTGGACTGAATTTACTGGAGGCGAAGTTACCCCTATAGTTCCATGTGATGTTTGTGCTGTGGCGCATTATTTCTTTGATATGCCAGAAACAGTTTCTTCGTATGATTTTCGATTATATAAGAATACAAATAGGGTCGAATCAAGTAGATTAAATTCAAATGTGCCGATGAATTTTAAGGGAACTAGTATTCCCGGAGGATCATTAACAAATAAAGCGAAAAAGGCCGTAAGTGACTGGCATGAATTCACTCTATCAAATAATGAAGCAGGTAGTATTGTAGATGAAACAGGTAACTTAATAAATCCTCTCAATAATATATTCGAACCTCGGAATTATTTAAGAGATAAAAAAGTAAATCATGTATTAAATTTTGATACAAAAGGAAATAGTTTAAATTACGGTTCTTACGTTGTAAATGAACCAGTTTATGCGATGAAAGATGCGGTGTATAAATTAAAATGGCCCAAAGTATTTATTAAATTTGAACAAGACCCAGCAACTAATCGCGGTATTTTCACATTGGGTAACCCAACAAAACCAGACTCAAATATTACAAATGCGAGAAAATCTCATATACAAAAACATTGTAAAGAAGGAACGCCTCCTTATCCTATCAAACATCTTACATATAAATTATATCTCAAAGAAAATGGACCATTGTATTTTGACATGAAGCGAGTTCATGGTCAAGCCAAAAATATATTAATGAATTATATTTCAGGGTGGGAATCAAGAAAAGAAAGATACGATATATCTAAAAAAGGAAAAGATAAAATAACTGTAAAAGAAAAAGAATCATTAGATTCGCAATCATTGGATTCGCAAAAAACAAAAGATGAAACTAAACCCATGACAGAAGATTCATTTAACGAGGTTAAAGATAGGGGAAGCGGTTTATCGGTTGGTATATCATCCGATAAAATTGAAGATATTATACCACAAGAAGAAAAAGATATCGAAGAACCAATTCCAACATCTTTAGAAGATTCGAAGAGTAAACAAGTTGTTGAATTTTCTGATTATAAAGAACTAGAAGATGAATATAATAGAGTAAAACAGGAGATATCACGAAGAAATTCTTTACTAGAAGATATGATTAGTTCCTATCGTGAAAATAAGATGATGAATACAAAAGATAGAACAGCACAGAGAATAATGGAAGAATCGGATAATAAACGAATTATGAAAATGCGATATAAAATTAAAGAACTCGAGAAAAAACAGCAAAAGCAATTAGATTTTTTAAGAGTCAATATGTCAAAAATGCAAGAGAAATTTGAAATCTATAAACAACAAAATGAAGAAATAAATCGTTTTAAAGAAAATCAAAAGAGATTAAAATTAGAATCCGAAATGAATCGCTTAGTCGCAAGTCAAAAAGAAAAGGATTCAAAACACATGAAAGATTTACATATTCAAAGTTTAAGGAAAAAACAGAGTGAATATATGGGATTATCGGATGATTCATTATATGATGACTACGATATCATGAGAATGAATTCTAAAATTTCAACTTCTCGTTCTCTTCCACCTATTCATTATGAAGTAAAGAAAGCGAAAAAACCAAAAAAGAGAACCCAAAGCAAGAAAAGAGCAAATAAAAGAAATTCGCAAAAGAAAAAGAAAACACCTAAGAATAATTAAAAACACCCACATCTTCGCTTTTTCTCTTTACCAGGAGATAACTCAGACCACTCCTGAATCGTATAATTATCACTCATTGAAAGATTACATCTAGCACAGATTGGTTTCAAATTATTTATATCTAATGTACCTCCTTTACTTTCGGGTGTATCATGCCCAACATGAAAATCAAATACTGTCATGTTATTTTTACACCATCTGACATAGCATTTATTTTCATACTTCTTACCAACTGTAGTTAACCAACATTGTTCTCTAACTGCTTTCGGAATAGTTTGTTTACGTGTCATCTTAATTATACTAGGTGATATTTATTTAAATATTATTTGCGTAATAAAAATGATAAAATAGTTCTACTATGCAACAGATTGTAAGCATAACTCGTTGTATTTATATTCCAAAGTTTGACGAAAAGACAGATGAATATATAGATGTTTCACCTTATAAAAAATATGAAAGAAATCCTATTCAGTATGAATGTCGTTGTAGAGCAGGTAGTATAATGACAAATACAACAACATTTAAGCAACATGTCAAATCAAAAACACACAAGGATTTCATTAAAAATTATAAAAAATATTATGCTGAATTGGATTCAGCAAAAGATACGATCAAGGAATTAAGAATTGAAAATGAATTTTTAACGAGAAAGAATATTAAACTACAACAGACTATAGAAGAATTAGAACTTGAAGAATTTCATGACGTTGAATAAAACTATAGTTAAATTGTTTAAATTTAAATTTTATTTTCTGATAATTACTTAATTATGTCTAATTTCTTTTTGGATTCAGTTAAAAAAGATACAAGTTTAACTTCATTAAATGAAAGAAATGATTTAACTCGTTTAGCATATAGTAATAAGAGTGCTGATATCCCTTTAAAAAACAATTCAAGGACAGATAGATTTGAACCAGACACATTTATTAATAATAAAGAGAGTTTTGAAAGAAACAATTCACGTATTAATTCATTAAATGATGAAATTAGGGAGTTAAAAAATAAATTAAAATTAGTTTATGAAAAAGATGGTGAAATTCAAAAGTTAAAAAATGAAAAATCTCAATTAGAATTAAGATTAAAAGAATCGGAGAGACATCAAAATGAAAATAACCGATTAAGATTAGACAATGATTCATTAAAACGAGAATTAGACATGCTAAAGATA